ACAACAAACTTTGTGTTACATCAAAGTTTTGAAATAAATAGAAGCGGTGTAGTCGCAGCTGTAACAGCGTGTAAATCATAAACAATTTTAATTTAATATAATATAATTATGGGAAAAAAGAAAGAAAAGGTCGTAGACCTAAAGCCAGAGGCTATCTCTGCAGAAGATCTAAAAGCTCTTCAAAATGTAGTTACAGCTATCAATAAGCTGCAATTTGATATTGGAACAATGGAAGCTCAAAAGCACAACGCTTTACACGCTTTATTTCAAGGTAACGACAAGCTTAATGAGATGCAGAATAAGTTTCAAGAACAATATGGTACCAAGGATATTAATATTCAAACTGGTGCTATAAACTACAAAGAAGATGAGCCATCTGATTCGTAAGATTACTATAGGTAAAGACTACAAAAACGATTCTATGCACTACGCTGTTGGGCAAGAGGTTTACGGTGGTCATACTATCTGTGATATATTAGAAGAGGAAGACAAGTACTCTATTTATATTCGCAAAGAAAAGGCGGTTATACCATGGAAGGATTTTAACAAAAACATGGCTATATCTGTTGAGTATAATCTAGAGTATTAATGCAAGCGCTTTACAACTTTGTTGTAGAGCCTATGGGTGAAAGATACAACAATACTACTAAAGTAGGCGATAAAGAGTTAATACTTAATACGGATGTATTTAACCACCATCACGTCAATAGACTTGCTAAAGTTGTGTCAGTACCAAAGTTAGGTGACACAGAAATACAAGTAGGTGATACTGTTATAGTTCACTTCAATGTATTTAGACGCTGGCATGACGTAAAGGGTAGAGAGCGCAACAGCAGATCGTATTACGAAGAAAATAAATACTTTGTAAATGATGATCAGATATTTTTATACAAGCATGGCAAAGAGTGGACGTGTCCACGAGGTTATTGTTTTGTACAACCTATCAAAGACAATAGCCAACTAAGCGTTGATGTAGAAAAACCTCTAGTTGGTATTGTTAAGCATACTGATGGCAGAGCAGAGCTAAACTCTCTTGTAGGTTTTAGACCTAATATAGAGTGTGAGTTCGTAGTTGATGGTAAGCGTTTATATCGTATACCATCTCAATTTATTACAATTAAATATGAATATCAAGGAGACGAAGAAGAATATAATCCAAGCTGGGCACAGAGCGGTTGAGGAATTAATCAAAGTAGCTAAAGAAGCTATTGTTGATTCAGATGATGATATATCAGCTGATAGACTTAAAAATGCCGCTGCCACAAAAAAGCTTGCAATCTTCGACGCCTTCGAGATATTAAACAGAATCCAAGAAGAAGAGAATCTTTTAGAGGGTAAAGCGCCTGAAGAAAAGAAAGAAAAAGTGTTCAAGGGTTTTGCTGAGGGTAGATCTAAATAATGTACGAACAGACTTTATATAAGATAGTTGAACCTATAAAGAAAACTACTCTTACTAGACTTAACAGAGGTAAGAAGTGGAAGTATGGTTATAACAAAGAGCACGACTTAGTGGTTCTTTCGCATAATGGGGTTATAGGTGATATATACGAAATACAAGGTTTTAAGATAGCTTTACCTAAAGCACCTAAAGACGTATTTAAACACGAGAAAAATAAGTGGGTTAAAGCAGAGTACCCTAAAGAGCTATCTCGTATTAAAAACATATTCGACTGGAGGAATTATCCAGACGAGCAAAAAGAAAAGTGGCACGACTATATTGACGAAGAATTCAAGCGAAGAGAAGAAGGGTTCTGGTTTACTAATAATGGAGTACCAACTTGGATAACAGGTACGCATTATATGTATCTGCAATGGAGCAAGATTGACGTTGGTGCACCAGACTTCAGAGAAGCCAATAGACTGTTCTTTATATTTTGGGAGGCTTGTAAAGCCGATAAGAGATGCTACGGAATGTGCTACCTTAAGAATCGTCGTTCGGGATTCTCTTTTATGAGTTCAGCAGAAACAGTTAACTTAGCCACTATATCAAGTGATAGTAGATATGGGATCTTGTCTAAGTCTGGTGCCGATGCGAAGAAAATGTTTACTGATAAAGTAGTACCTATATCAATAAATTACCCTTTCTTCTTTAAACCTATACAAGATGGTATGGATCGTCCAAAATCTGAACTTGCGTATAGAGTTCCAGCTAGTAAATTTACTCGTAAGAAAATACAAAGTAACGAACGGCTTGAAGAAATAGCGGGCCTTGACACTACAATCGACTGGAAGAACACGGGTGACAATAGCTATGACGGTGAAAAACTAAACCTGCTAGTTCACGATGAGAGTGGTAAGTGGGAGAGACCTGATAACATATTAAACAACTGGCGAGTTACTAAAACCTGTCTAAGGTTAGGTAGTAGAATCGTTGGTAAGTGCATGATGGGTAGTACCAGTAACGCATTAGATAAGGGTGGAGATAATTTTAAAAAGCTATTTAATGATTCTGACGTATCAAGACGAAATGCTAATGGACAAACGAAGTCTGGGCTTTATTCTCTCTTTATCCCAATGGAATGGAACTATGAAGGATTTATTGACGAATACGGACTTCCAGTCTTTGATAATCCAGGTGATGATGAACGACTGGGACCAGACGGTGAACTGATAGACGTAGGTGTAGTAACAAACTGGGAAAATGAAGCTGACGGTTTAAGAGATGATCAAGACGCATTGAACGAGTTTTATCGTCAGTTTCCTAGAACCGAAGAGCACGCGTTTAGAGATGAGACTAAAAACAGTATATTTAATTTAATTAAAATATACGAACAAATAGACTATAACGAGGGCACGAGATATAATGCTAATACTACTACCGGAAGTTTTAGCTGGGTCAATGGCATAAAAGATACTCAGGTTGTTTTTCATCCAGATCCCACAGGTAGGTTCAAAGTAAGCTGGGTTCCTCCAAGTGATCTACAGAATAAACAAATAATAAAAAATGGAATTAAATATCCCGCCAACGAGCACGTTGGAGCTTTTGGCTGTGATAGCTACGACATTAGTGGTACTGTTGACGGTCGTGGTTCGAAAGGCGCTTTACACGGATTAACAAAATTCTCTATGGAAGACGCGCCTTCAAGCACATTCTTCCTAGAATACATAGCAAGACCACAAACCGCAGAGATGTTTTTTGAAGACGTTCTAATGGCGTTAGTATTTTACGGGATGCCATTGCTCGCGGAGAACAACAAACCAAGATTACTGTATTATTTACGCCGTAGAGGATATAGAGGTTACAGTATGAATAGACCAGATAGAACTTGGAAGAAGATGTCTACAGCAGAAAAAGAAGTTGGTGGTATACCGAACTCAAGTGAAGATATTAAGCAAGCTCACGCGGCAGCTATTGAGATGTATATACAAACCCACGTGGGTCATTTAGGTGATGGTAATTATGGTACAGTATATTTCAACGATTTACTTAACGATTGGGCAAGATTTGATATTAATAAAAGGACTAAACACGATGCTTCAATAAGCTCTGGTTTAGCAATCATGGCTTGCAATAGGCACTTATACACACCAAACGCTAAAGTAGAAAAAACACCAGTGAATTTGAATATAGCAAAATACGATAATAAGGGATTTAACTCCCAGATAATTAAATAAGCATGGCTGAGTCAGTATATGTAAATTTTCCTTCTCAAGCGGTTTCTGACCTAGAGAAAATGAGCTCAGAATATGGGCTTAAAGTAGCGCGTGCTATCGAAACAGAGTGGTTCAAGGATGCTCATAATAATAGATACCGTAGTACTCAAAATAAATTCCACAACCTACGACTGTATGCACGTGGAGAGCAGTCTATACAAAAATATAAAGACGAGTTATCTATTAACGGTGATTTATCGTATTTAAACTTAGATTGGAAGCCTGTTCCAATTATACCTAAGTTTGTCGATATAGTGGTAAATGGTATGTCAGAGCGTATGTTTAACGTTAAGGCATACTCTCAAGATCAGTATGGTGTAAGCAAGCGTACTGAGTACATGGAATCTATATTGCAAGATATGGAAGCTAAGGTATTTAATGATCGAGCTATTGAGCTGTTTAACATAGATCTTTACAATAATAAAAAAGAAGATTTACCAGACACTAAAGAAGAGCTAGAATTACATATGCAGCTTGATTATAAACAAGCTGTTGAGTTAGCGGAAGAGCAGGCTATTAACGTTTTATTAAACGGAAGTAACTATGATTTAATTCGTCGTAGAATGCTATATG